GTTGGCTACACAGCAAATGTAAGTAGCTATGACACAGGGTTTAGTATTAGTATTGTCACATCCTTTGATACAGTAGACGAAACACGCACTAATAACTTCCCACAGGCTAGAAACTCTCAGTATCTAGGGGGTGTTGCTTCAAGTAGCTACCTAAGAAGTGATGCTAGTGACAGCCACTCAGGTACTTTAACGCTAGACGTTGTTCAGGTTGGTAATGAATTACGCCTACCAAATGGCTCAAGTCTTACAGATGTAACCTTAACAGGCACATCTGACCAAGACACAGGCTTTAACTGGTCTGGTTCTAATGCTGTTAATTATGTTTCAGGGGGTGTATTAAAATACAACCTAAACAATGTGTGGCACTCTGGCAACGACGGTGCAAGCTCTGGTCTGGACGCTGACCTGTTGGATGGATATCACCTAAGCACAACACGTAACTCAGCTAACACTGTGCCTGTTCGTGATAGCAGTGGTTACTTGCAGCTTGGTTGGATCAACACAACATCAGGTGCAACAACAAACACGATCACAAAGATTTACGGCACTTATGACAACGATAATTATATTCGTTACTTTACCCCCGCTACATTGATTAGTCAGCAAGGTATTTGGACTTCTAGCAATGACGGTTCAGGTTCTGGCCTAGATGCTGACCTGTTGGATGGTGTGCAGGGTAGTAGTTACTTACGTAGTGATGCTAGTGACACCTTTACTACACTTTCGGGCACACAGCTTAACCTTGGCTCACAGGTACAGTTACAGGAAAGTACTGACCGTGCAGACTTACTACAGATCACATCGTCAACTTCTGGATGGGCTGGCTTGCAGATACGCAATAGCTCAAACGAGGGCCGCTGGTCATTTATGACTGATGGCGCAACGGCTGGTTTTTATGATGATGAGAACAGCGACTGGGCTGTGCAGATGTCGGAGAATGGTGGAGTTACGCTCTACCACAATGCTGTCGCTAACTTTACCACAGGTGCGACCTACATGGAAATGGGTCGCCACCTAGACCTGAATAACTATGACATTTACGGCGTCGATCAAATCTTCCACCACGGTGACACAAATACATACATGCAGTTCCACGCAGCAGATCAGTGGCGTGTCGTTACAGGGGGTGCAGAACGCTTAGAAGTAAACAACTCACAGATTACTTCTACTGAGCCTATTCATGCGCCTAGTTTTCATGGTAGTGGCTCTAGCTTAACTAACTTAGATATAGCTACACCTCTTACGGCCCTTTCTACCGGAACTGATGCTATTGGCTCTGATTTAATTCCTGTTTATGATGTATCTGCAGGTACTTGGGAAAAGCAAACAATTACTAATGCAGCTCTACAAGGGCCAGCTGGTGTAAATGCTGCTCCCACAGGCGGCGAGTCTGTAGCATACGGATTGCCTGAATCTACAGATACTACCCCTGCAACCGCAGGTCAGATTTACATTAGGAACGCAGCCGATACAGGGCGGATAACTAGCGGTCTTTGGGTTCTCCATTCGCAAACTACCCCTAGTTATATTCGTATGGCTTATTCTGGTACAGGAGAGGCCGCTAACCTCCGTAAAGATTCACTAATAAGATTAGGTCAGTCAAACGGTCAGATTAGCTATGTTTACAACCAAGATAACTGGGCTACGTTTAATATAACAGGTTATACTGATTACAGTACTTACATAGAGTTTACTGTTGGTGCCCCTTTTGCTTACGCTGGCGGGTTTTTCACATCCGCCGCCGCTCAACTAATATGGACCTCTCCCGGAGCTTATACTACAACTGCGGGTGCTGTCGGGACTTATGCCTATCTTTGGAGAGACAATGCAGGAACAGTGCTTGGTTCAACACACGCTGGATCAACTTTGTTTTATGCTGTAACTAATGATGATAATACCACTGGCGCTGCAGCTAATGCCTATAAGGGGACTGGGATAGTACGTTCTTCTATTAGCCCCTCTGGCACTTGGCAAGCTATGGGTAGTGCGGGAACATACTCTACAGCTTACGGGCAAGCAACACTATATGTGAGGATTTCATAATGAGCATTACAATCACAGAGGTCCGTAATGCTGTATCCCTACAGTCTGACAACCTCCTCATGGATGTAGAGATTAACCACCCACAGCACGGCTGGATACCCTACACACTAGACTCCGCTGATACGGACACAACCATAGACAACGATGCAGTCATGGCTCTGATTGGTACAGACTTCACAGCATATGTTGCACCTACTCAAGCAGAGTTAGATGCAGCAGAAGCCGCATCCGTTCGTGCTGATCGGGATTATCGACTTGTAGAAGTAGATGCTATTGCAGGTAATGCACTTCGCTGGGCTGCACTTGATGCTGACACACAGGCAGCATGGGCCACATACCGCCAAGCACTCTTGGATGTACCACAGCAAGCTGGCTTTCCACACGACATTACATGGCCCACTAAGCCTGAGTAAGGACTTATAATGCTAGGCTTCTCAGCACTCTCTCAAGTACCTCTCTCTCAAGCTACTACTTCTACTGTAGCTGTAGCTTTCTTGAACACTTCTTTAGGTCAGGCTACTACAGGTAGTTTGCTCTTTAATGCTGAAGCTAATTTAGACCTGCTTGGTGTTACAGCTGTTGGTGCTAACTCTATACTGTTTGATGCTAAAGCTTCCAGTGCCATTGTAAGTGTACTTTCTAGTATTACTATTAATGATGTAGTATTAAGAGGTGCTGCTAACGTAACACAGTCTCCTGCTACAGCTTCATTTACTGCAGGTGTAGTAGACTATCTAGCAGATGCTAACATAACGACTATAGGGGTGACTGCAGAAGCTACACCAAACATATTTTCTGATGTAGATGCTAAAGCTAATCACACTATTGCAGGTGCTGTATCTAACATTAGTGCGCAGGATGTTCTTTACACATTATCTGCTAACATAACACAACCTGCTGTAACAGCTTCTTTTACAACGGGTGTATTAGATTATAGACTCACTGCAAACATAACGCCCGCAGGAGCTTCTGTAACAGGTATTGCTGATAGCTTTGGTGATATTGACGCTCAAGCACGTATCACTACAGTAGGTACTAATAGTAGTACTGCAGTTAATGACTTTGCTGATGTCGATGCTAAGGCAAACGTAGTACCTTCTGCAGTCTCTGCTTTCCTCACGATCTACATTGGTGACTTTGCTGATGAGGATGCCCAAGCTAGAGCCTTTATGTCTCCTGCTGTAGGTGTAACAAATGCAACAAGTGTTGACTTTGATGCTAAATCTATTATAACTACAGGTAGTACATCTGCAGTATTTAGCGTATCTACGGTAGAAGGATTAGGTGGAGCTAAAGCTACTTTCTTAGGTACACTAGCTAACCTGTACAATAATTTAGCAAATCCTACTGCTGTAATATTCCCTTACGTAGACTATACAGACCTATACAATAGGGCTAATACTCTTTATATTGTCTCATATGAAGGTAGTAAGGAAGTACATATAGTATCTGAAGACAGAACTGTTTATACGGAAAGCGAACAAAGTAACAATATCGTTTACATAGCAGAAGAAACTTATACCGTTTACATTCAAAAACAACAAGGAAGCAATACCGTCTATATTGCAGCGTAAGGAATAATTATGTCATATAAATGGCCCGATAAAGATAAAGATGAGATCGTAGATTACAGCGTAGACTGGTCACGCTTTCTTGGTAGTGACACTATTTCTTCAGTCTTATGGTTTATCAAGAATTCGGATGGTGTTAAGATACAGTTAGCCGACTCTGATGTAGTCAATGGGTTGCAGTTTGTTACAGGCACACAAACTTTATACGTAGCTACAGCAAGGTTTTCTCTAGGCACAAATAATACTAGATACTTGATTACATGTCAGGTTACTACAGCATCTGGCCTTCAGTACGAGCGCAGTATATTCCTACGTGTTAAGGAGAAATAATAATGGCATATGATTATATAAGCTTGGTTAATGATGTTAATCGTCGCCTTAACGAAGTAGAACTTAACACCGCTAATTTTGTTTCTGCTACAGGTTATTACAGCTTTGCTAAAGATTCTGTTAACGCAGCTATTAGACACATTAGTCAGGAAGAGTTTGAGTGGCCTTGGAACCACGTAGAAGAAACAGAAGTACTAGCTGTAGGTGAAGTTCGTTACAGTATGCCTTACGATAGTAAGACTGTTAACATGAACACGTTTCGTATAAAACGTGATGCAACTCTTAATGTAGGTACTGTTAAGTTAAAAGTTTTAACTTATGAAGAATGGCTTGACAAGTATGCTGATTCTGAGTATAACTCTACAACAAGTACATATGGTATTCCAGAGTATGTAGTACGCACCCCAAGTAGAGAACTTATTTTTCACCCTGCACCTGATAAAGAGTATGAGGTAGTTTATGAGTATTTTAGAACAGGGTTTGACTTAGAGAGTTCTTCAGACGTACCGACTCTCCCAGAACAGTACCGCTATACTATTATAGATGGAGCTATGTATTACGTTTACCAGTTCCGTGGCGACACCCAAGCTGCACAATTATCTTTACAGAAGTTTGAGCAAGGCATTAAACAACTTCGTAGCTTACATATTAATCGCACAGAATATCTGCGAGATACAAGAGTACATTTCTAATGGCTACACAATGGCAGACATTCCCTATTGAGTTTAAAGGTGGCCTCATCTCTAATCTTAGTCTTCTGCAGCAGGGTACAAATGCTGTGGGTTCTGCTACTATTTTGCAGAACTTTGAAGCTACTAGAGAGGGAGGCTACTCTAAAATAAAAGGTTATAACAAGTATAGTGACACAGTGGTTGCTGGTTCTGGCCCTATATTGGGATTAGCTGTTGTTGAATCTGACCATGTAGTAGTGGCTAGAGAGAACGCTTCTAACGTAACAGAATATTATTATGGAGCAGGGGATGCTTGGACATCTTTAGGTGCTAGACCTTTATTAGGTAATAAAGTTCGTAATGTTATAGGCAATCTTGATGGTACTGAGAAGTTAATATTTGTTGATGGTGTTAACTACCCTGCTATATATAACACATCTACCAACGCTTTTACCGCTGTTACGGGTTTGGTAGATGTGTTAGGTGCAGAACATACAGAGTTCTTTTCAGACACAGCATGGTACGCTAAAGGAAATACTTTATACTTTACAGCCCCTTTTACTCT